AACCCTTCGTTTGAGAATACATCTACAACATATCTGTATTTGTATTTTGATGGGTCTGTAGCACCCGTGCTCTCAAACTGAAAAACGAGGTTTCCATATACGGGTTCTATGTAATTTGGTTCTGCTAAAAATGTAATCATACTCTACCTAATGCGATGTTGAAGGTTTGGTCTCCTAATAGATTTATTCTATCAAAAATATCTCCGAGTTGTTCTCGAAGAATAGCATCTTGATATTCGGGTCTTTCCAAAAGATTATCAACAAAAGCATAGACCCCATTATTAAACTCTTCGTTGAATATATTATACCCCTTATAACCGACTTTGTGAAGACGACGACCAATAGCAAATGCCATTCGTTTTGCTTCAGGAGCTGGTTTTCGGAGTTTCTTTTCAACCCACTTTTGTAAAGACAGAATTGCTTGTCTTCCTATTGCGGGTCTTGATGGCTTGGAGCCTGTCCCAAAGACATAATCAGCTCCGTAATCGTTCATCAGAATATAGATTTGTTCGTCTATTACTTCATATTGAACGGAACGATATAAACTACCTGTTGCGTTGAAGTTATATCGTGGTGGTCTTTTTGGTTGAACGGGTTGCTTGGTAAATCTATCTCGTGGGGTCATTATCTCCTCACGGATGAGTTTTACCATTTCCTCACCAACCTCGTTCAACAACTGCTCTAACATAACTTATTACGAGAAATCTGCGAAGTGTCTTACATAAATGTTAGTTCCAACTACATCTAATACACAAAGGTCAGTTCCATTTGTGGTTAGAGTAAATCCTCCACCCTCAAACTTGAATGTATAACCCGATGCTGATGGTGTAATGGTTTGAGTTCCTGTAGTTGTGATATACACCAAGTATGATGAACCATTCCTTACATTAGTCATACTACAAGTAGAATTACCCGTTAGGGTCATCTCTACAATACCACCCAAGTTCCAATCAATAGAGAATGTATCACCACTACCTTTTGACTGAACCCCCTGTGATACTTGACCGAATGCGTGATGATTCTCAACATAAGTGGTGTAGTTTCTATCTGCGGTTCTTCCACTTGTTCCAATCATATTGGAGTAGTCATAACCACCTGAATTAGATTGAATGGTATTAAACATACCAAAGTTAGACGACCCACCTGAAATGGTTGATAAGTATGAACCAATTGCGGTGTTATAATTTCCACCATAGATATTCACATCATCACTATTGATGATTGCTGAATGGTTCATATTAGAACCAGTAATGAAACAATCGTCGCTTGAATAGATTGAGATTTGATTTGAGTTGGTTGTTAGGATACTACTCTGTAAAGAATTAAAGATATTCAATCTCTCACCTGAACCGATAATATCCACATCATAACAAGCAATAATATTACCATAATTGATATTACCTTGTAATGCTGATTGATATGAACTATCAATAAGGTTTTGTTGTCCTCCAACTTGGATATTACTTTGGTAGGTATTTCTAATTGAGTTGAAGGTGCTTGTTGCCCCCGACGAAGTAATCGTTCCACCATCACTATTGTAGATTGAGTTTTTGTAAGAATTACTACCACCGATAGTTGAACTCCAACTCTCCACAATTGTTCCACCATCACCATTAGCAGATATGTTATTAGAATAACCATTTAAGATTGTTGAAAATCTATTGTCTGCGGATATTTGGTTGCCTTCCCCGTTGAAGATTTGTGCCTTGAAAGTTGAATCAATCGTATTACCCTGTCCGTTCAGTATTTGATTGTATTCACCCCCATTCATCGTTGGGTTAATACCTCCCAACATAAGTGAGTAGTTCCCGTTGAATGTTCTACCACTATGGTAGATGTTCCTAACTGAATCCGTGCCAGTTCCCCCTGTGAATAAACTATCACCTGATAAACCATTTGTTCCTGAACTACCTGACGAACCACTCGTTCCTGATGTTCCATTAGAACCACTTGTTCCTGATGTTCCATTAGAACCGCTGGTTCCTGATGTTCCATCACTACCCGATGAACCACTCGTGCCTGAAGTTCCGTTAGAACCACTCGTTCCACTTGAACCTGATGAACCTGATGAACCACTCGTCCCCGAAGTTCCGTTTGTGCCAGAACTACCACTTGTTCCTGATGAACCTGAACTACCTGATGTGCCAGATGTTCCACTTCCACCACCAGCAAAGATGGTCTCTTTTGTTGCTTTATAGGTGATTGTCTCACCACTATTATTCATTACCAAATATACTCCTGTGGTGTCTCCTGTATAAAGTGGTAATTCACTAATTTTTAAGTCAGCCATAACTTGTTTGTTTTATTGTTGTTGGTATTCTAAACCATTATTATTTTCATCATTCATAATATTTCCACTCTCAAATAAGAGGAAATAACTTTCTATGATGTGAGGGGGAAGACAAGCAGTTTGCTCGCTTACGATTGTTATTTGAGCTTCAACTCCTACTACGGATTCTTGGAATCTATCGACAAAGGGAGAGAACTGAACGGGGTTCTGTAAGAAAAATCCGTATCCCGTTAATTGGTTGATAAAGTATGCGTAGAAATCATTCAGGATTTCGTGGCATAGAGACAAACTATCCAACTGATTTGACTTAATCTCATCACCTACCCACTCACTCAACAAATCGTAAAATAGAATTGTGAAATTGAAATTGGTATAAGTATTATCAATCGTAGATGGTTGTGGAACGATATGAATCGCAGGATATTTTGTGATATATGTATCCCTTGAATAATCACTCAAATCCCCCCACGATGAAGTTCGTAGGATTGGATGTTGAGCTGCGAATACATAAAATAATTTTATAAGGTCTTTATAAGTCATTATGAAATTGAGTTTTGTTCTTTTTGTCTGGCTTTATTGGCTTTATCAATTCTATAGGATAAATACCCTAAAACCTCGCTCAAGGTGAGTTTTAATACTGGTTCAACTTTCAACAGGTCATCACCCGCACACAACATTATTGACGAGTAATAAAAATCAACCACATCTTGGATTACTTCTTGAGGGGTTCTGTTTGGGTTTTGTTCTTGGAAAGCTTCCCTATCGGATTCGTCTCCGAAGATAATAGGGTATTTTGCGTGAGTTCCTGTAGAAAACTTACGAAAAAAAAAAGGGCTGGTAGAAATACTTTAATTGGAAATCTTCCAAACTCTCCCGCTCTTTTCATACATTCAGTTAAATCGTATTTTTCCAACTCTCTATCTTCCCCTTGTTTCTCTGAAGATAGGGGTTTGTAGAGGTGAGCAGCAATCAGGGGTAGGTTTAATGGTGATTGAGCAAAAAACACTTCCAAGTTAATCCATTCCTCAAACGATAATTTTGATGGTTGAATTAAACCATAGTGTTTTCCCTCGAAGGTATAGGTAAGGTTTAGTGGTAGGTCATTATCAAGACCAGCCCAATCTCCTCTTAATGCTTGAGCTACAAACTTTACATCAGCAAACCCCGCTTGTAAAACTTCTTTTTTTGGAATCTCCGTAAATAATGAAATTATATCAACATCACTAATACCAGGATTATCCATAATGGTTTGATACTGACTAATTGTCAGGGGTTTAATATCATAATCTACTCCATCAAATACGACTTTCATTTCCTATAGTTTCTAACATTTCATTTATCAATCGGGTCATTTTAATTCCCCTTTTTTCTGCTTCTGACCTCAATTTCTCGTGGGTGTCCCCCTTGATTAAAATGGTCTTATAATCGTAATCATATTCTTTTCCGTTTCTAACAATTCTCATACAAAGGAATATCTTGTTTTTGGTTTATCTACAAACTCCATCACCACATAACGGAGTGGGTCTAATAAGTGGTCTTTACCTTCAGGGATGTTTGTTAATCTCCCCTGCCTGTCTCTCTTAAACTTATAACCAACAAACTCGGTTATTAAGTTTTTTGACTTTTCATTTATGTAAATCTTGAAGGTTCTCATCTTTTGGATTCCATAAAGAACTGACCCGTCCCCCTTCTTTACACCCCTTACCCTGAATCCTCCTCTACGGAGTTCCTCAATAGATTTGGGTTCAGATGAATCACAGACCACTTCATAGTTTTTATCTATACCAAGCTCCCTCAATCTAAACATCAGGTCTTGGTTTGTAAGTCCTACCTCGTATAACATTTCTGTTGCGTATAACTTACCTTCTGAATCAACATCAACTCTTACAACCCCACACTCATCAGATGCGTATCCAAAGTCCAACCCGATATAGGTTGCTTTGATGTTCTGTGGTGTTCCTGTGAAGACCTCTGGTTGTTGATAAATCTTCTCACGAGGGGGAACTAACTTACCCTCTGAATAGATTTGCCAGAGTTCATAATCTATTTCTTTAAGTTCTTGGATTGAACGAATAATCTCCTCGGCTAAAAATGGGTTGTCTCTCCAACTTGAAACATACAGAATGGAGTTCTCCTTTTTCTCATAGTCAAACCCCCACCATAGTTCATCTACTTCAGGGTTATAACACGAAATAATGAACCTCTCACATCTGATGTCTAACTGAACGAAGGAGTTTCTGTCTATGGTATTGACCTCATCAACCATTACGATTGTGTGTTTCAATCCTCTCAATCTACCTGTGGTGTCGTCTAATCCTACAAACCTTATGATAGACCCATTCTTGAATGTATAGGTCATATCCACTTTGTTTAGAATACCATCGTCCCATATTTCCATTTGACCCATAATTTCCTTGAAATCCACGAGGATTGTGTTCTTGATGGATACTTGTGTTGAACGAGCGATTGTGATGGATATATGAGGATTTGTGATTGCTTCAATAATCAGATACTGAAGTGCTGAAATCGTTTTACTTGAACGAGAACTACCACGAAGGAAGATGTATCTATTACCCTCACTAACTCCCTCACTAATGTCTTGGAATATTTTAGTTGCTTCTATTCTCATAACTTTTCCAACATTTTATCAAACCATAGGTCAAGGTCGTAATATCTACTATTTGTTCCTTTATCACTATATTCATTATTATCTTTAATACCACCTCCAAAGTTTATATTAGGTTTGGTTATTGTATTAGAAGGTTTTTTTCTATCTCTACTTTTATTAACACTACCATCGTTCAACATATCATCACAGACAAGAAGGTTGGGGGTGAAACGACCTTGAGTATTACATACTAACATTTTGTTTATACCCCCAGTCATAGCACCTGATGTATGTTTTGGTTTATCCTGTTGAACTTTGTTTGCGTAATCTGGTAGGGTCATATCCTTATCATCTACATAAGGTATTCTACAATCCCCAACCCAACACACACCTTTACTATACATTACTTACCTTCCTTGAAAAACTTTATCAGTTCGTCCCTATCAACCTCACATCTTTCTTTTACAATATCCATATACTCTTGTTCCCTTTCAATACCCACAAAGTTTCGGTTGATGAGTTTGGAAGCAACCCCTGTCGTTCCACTACCCAAGAACGGGTCTAATACCCAATCCCCTTCCCTTGTGAATAAGGTGATGATGTAGGACATCAACTTAACTGGTTTGGTTGTTGGGTGGTTGTTCTTATCAACCCCCATATTTTTTTCCTTCTTTGCTGGTTTTGGAACTTGTAGAAACGGATAAGTCATTTTGATATTGTCGGGGAGTGCTTCAAAGTTCAGGACATTGTCAATATAACTTTTTTGTCCGTGTGGTTTCATACCGATAATGATATGTTCCACAGCAGGTTTGGGTTGGAAACCTAACTTACTACCTTCGTATTTCTTTGCGAGGTCTGTTGAAGCAGTTGTTTCATAATGAATACCAGCAGTTGTTTGTTCTTCACTTTGATACGCTCTACTTGTTGAACCACTCTTTTTTTCACCAACAACCTCCCGTTCAGCACCAGCCCTTTTATCTATCATTTTACTTGTATCACTCGCTTTTGGGAACCCTGTATGGTATGT